GTTTTCAGGGTCAAATCCTTCTACTCTACTCATTTCGTATGATGATAATGGCATTACGTTTATAATTCCCAATTCATCCGCAATTTCTAATTCTAAAAAGAAATCACCGTATTTTACCAAGTTTCGTGTCCAAGGCCAAAGGTTAAATTCTACATTAAGAATATCATAAAAAAGATTTTCTAATATTTGTTTAACATTATCATCATCGTGATGAATTTTTAAAATATTACCTTGCTCATTTTTAGCAGTACATTCATCTGCATATACATCCAATGCGGATGATAAAATCGGGTCCATATCCATTGAATCGTAATCTCTGAAAAGGTCAATACGAACTTGCTGATATGCCATTGCAGATTCTACCCCACCTACACCGTAGTTACTCACTTTGAGCTTCATATAACGGTCTACAAGGTTAGTTGTCATATTCTGATACTCATCCGTATCGACTATTTTAACTCCCTTTGCCGTTTTTCTAACTATGGTATTAGTTGAAAATAATTTTTGTAACCTACCGAATAATGTTTTATCTGCCATTTTAATATTTTATATCTAATTAATAAAGATAAGTAAATTTTTTCAATTTTCCAAATTTACCATTTTCTACAAGACCAATAGTTTGCTTTATGTCTTGGGCCTGGACTATCACAATTCATTCTTGCTCTAAATGATTTTCTAGCTGCAGGAGTTGAGTGTCTGATTTTCATTCCTTTTTGTCCAAAGTTTACCTTAACAACATTACCTTGTGGGTTCTTAACATATACTTTGAATTTCTTAACATCACCTTGCATTGGTTTACCCAATTGTACTTCTCTACCTTGATATTCTGCTTCTCTCAAACATTGACAACCTTCATTTAAGTTTTTATCATATCCTCGCATAAAAGCAATGAAGTCTTCCATATCCTCATCTTCAACATCGTATTCTTCTGGTTCAACGTATCCGTAGTTTACATCATCATCTGAATTGATATCTTCGCTTATAGGAACGCAATTAGGAACTTGTCTACCTCCCTTATCTTTCATACCAACTTGCTTATATCCATCCCAACAAGCCTCATTTAATTCCACACTTTCACTGCAAGTTTTCCAACCACCACCTTTTTCTTTGTAGTTTTTTGCAGCCCATCCGTTTGCGTATGCTGATGGATAAACATCAAATTTAGATTTTGCTGCTGCTTTAGATGCTGCCCATTTACCTGCATCGGTTGGGCAATTCTTTTCTAAAAATAGGTTTATTTTTTCTTCTATACTCATAGTTTCATTTTTTGGTTTGGTTGAAACATTTATTGGTTTTTTGCCTTGTCCACTACTATCTTTACCACCTCTACCCGCATCATTTTGTGCAGCTCTTTTTCTTCTAGTAGCACTTTCTTTTTCTTTTTTACTCATTCCAGCAGCTTTTGCCGCAGGAACACATTTTGCATAACCCCTTTTTTCTCCCGAAGTTCCGCATGGCGGATGCTTACCATCGACTTTTTTGCCGATGTTTACCCATTTTTCTTTAAACCATTTATCTAAATCTTCGTTCATCTATAAGAGTTTCAATATATAAATATAAAAAAATTAACGAAGTAACCAAGTTAAGTTTTCTACCTCACCTCTACCCACTTCCATTTCATACGGATTCTTGCCAGACCAGCCTGTGGAATATACTCCATCAAACTGATTTATTTGAGTTGAATTCAACATACTCTTTGTTAAATCAATTCCTTCTTGTCTCAAACGAAGTGCGGTGTTACGAACCCAAAGTCCGATTGCTAATGCCATTACCAAGTCATCATTGTATCCCTTCATTGCTTCTGCTCTACCACCATGCCAAATAAATGTAAACATTTCATCTATCAATCTACCACTACGAATGAGGATATCCTTATCACTCATGTATGTATCCAATGCTGATATGATAAGAGGACGGGTTTTGGATGTTGTAGAGAATCCAGCAACCATTTGTTTTTCATCTCTATAAAACTTATTACTCATTTGTTTTTCAACATCAATATATTTTAGGTCATTACTCATATAGAATAAATTACCATACTGTCTATCAATTATTTGTTGAATACATGCCCAACCTACGTTTGAGTTTTCTACGACTAATAGAGCGTTATTATATTCCGTTGCCAACGATGTTAAAAAATTACCAAAATGTTTTGTTTCAATCTTACCTCTGTATTCGGCTACTTGCGTACAATCTTCAATATCAATTATTTGTGCAGTAGAATAATCGGCCCCATCTCCCCTTGCAACGTCAGCTACAACCATATATTGTTTATTGTAATTTGGATATTCCCAAATCCATAAATTATTATCAAACCCTCTTTTTTCAATCGGGTCCATTACATAGGTATCTTTATACCAAGTCAATAATGCAGGGTCAATTATGGTATCACCAGAACCGATGAAGTCACAATCACATTCTTGTGCCGAACCTTTAACTCCCAAAATACGGGTTTGTTCATCTCTCCACGCCTGATTTCTTTCAGGGTGAACTGTCCAATGTAGATTGATACAATTAAATCCGTTTGCACCACTCTCACCATCTACCCACATTTTGTGAAACCAGTTACCCACACCATTCGGAGTAGATAATACAATTGCAGCTCCACCCGTTGATAGAGTAGATTGCGCTGATAACCAAATTTCATCAATATCTCTAATGAATGCAGCCTCATCCACTACCAATAGGGATAGGGCTTCAGAACGTCCTGCATCAGGTGAGGATGCGATTGCTTTGACCTGTGAACCGTTTTTTAATTTAAGTGATAGTTTGTTATCTTCAGCTGCCGCAGTTCCTCCATCCCTCAACCAAACGGGAAGTAAATCGTGCATTACCCTAACTTTTTCTACGAGATTTTTAGCTACCGTCACTTTTGTTGCAATAACCAATGCATTATAATCCTGATTGAATATCATTTTCCAAAGAATAAATCCCGCAGAAAGAGTTGATAAACCTAACTGACGAGATTTTAGAATGATATTAAAACGATGGTCTTTAAAATCAGTTAAGCAATCCTCTTGAAAAGAATAAAGGTGAAAGGGTATTTTCCCTCTCACCGGATGTTGAATAACACAATATTTCTTCATAAAGTAAATGGGGTCTCCCGCGCATTTACGATATTCTTCAGAAATTATTTCTTTTAAAGTTTTTTTTGGTTGTCCTTGAACTCCCATATTATTTTTTTAATTTAATCTTCCAATATGTTCCAAATCCAACATAAGGAGAGAATGCACCATTTATTCCATCGGTAGTTCTATTATTAACACCGATATTTAAGTTGTATATTTTATCTTTTTTTGTTTTAAGAATTAGACCAGCTCCTACTGCAGATACATAATCTTCTTTGTTGAATCCCCCATTCAAACCAAAATACACCTGATTTTTTGCAGGTTCTTTAACGATTAATTCTTCTTTGATGATTCTTTCTCTAACTTTAGCATCAAATGTTCTACCTAAAATTCTGTTTTGAGATATAGTATCAGTTACAGATACCGTTCCCAATGAATCAGGTAATACCAATACATCTTTGTATAATACTTTTGAGTAATAATTTTTAAGTAATGCCGCAGTATCTATATTAGATGGAATAAAAACTTCTTTCTCTACGATTGTTTCGTGATAAATATCTTCTCCTCTTTTAGTTACAACTTTAGTTTTGATTACATCAACGGTATCAATTGTATGTTTAATAACTTCATATTTTTTACCATCTATTGTAATAGTTCTACCACCTGGCATAACTCCACCTGGATTAAACCATTGTAATAACACATAAATAATCAATGCTGCTATAGCAATGTTCTTAAAATTCAATAATTTTTTCATAATTTTTAATTTTTTATAAGCTCTGAATGATTTAATTCTCGTAACTTATCTTCTAATGCTAACTTTCTTTCTAATAATGCTTCTATTGCATCGTATGCTCCATCAATATCAGTTTTTAAATCAACTTTTACTTTTTCAATATCAATATCCCATTGCCATTTACTAAATGAACCATCTTCGTTAAGCATTTCAATTTGTTGAGTTACACTATTAAATGCTTCTTCTAATTGTGATTTAGTATCTCTAACAAAATCTAATTTATTTAATGTTATTCTATAATCTTCATAAAACGCCCAACTACCATCTTCTCGTAGTGATTGTTCTATTTTTCTCATACAAGTTACACAATATCCAGTTCTAACAATTAATTTTTTATCTGCATTACTATATTGTATTGTTCCACAATTTTCAGAAGAACAAGTTGTTAATTTTTTTAAATATTCTCTGGCATCATCTAATTTGGTGGTATTAATTTTGAAACCTTCTTTTTGTTCCCATTCATTACCAGCTTCATCTACCCAAATTTCTCCAACTTCTTTTTTTGTTTCATCTGCCTTTTCATAACCAAACACATTTTGATTATCATCGGTTCTACCAAATACCGTATCTATAATTAGTTTACGAGATTTGTGTATGTGTTTATTTTTTTCGTCAAAACTTTTTCTTTTTGTCATTTTTCTATATTGTTATAACCTATTTATTAATAATATATATTAAATTTATTCGTAAAATATACCTAAAATTTGATTTAGTGGTGCAAATGTACCTGTTAATTTATAAGTGTTACCTTTATAAACGAATACAATACCTTCGTTTGGAACTATTTTATCTTTACCACCTATAGATGCTAATCTACTTAATTCCATTTTTAATTTAGCTATTTTAGATACATCACCACTACCTCTTACCTTTTCTGCAGTAGATTCCAATCTGCTTTTCATATCGGCAATTGCTGAATTTGGATTTGCGGTTAGTACTGAACTCATAAATGAAAGAACATCAGCACCTACTCCCAAAAATATTTCTTCAAATTGTCTAACATTTTCTTTTTGTTGCTTTGCTACATTTACTTTATCATTTTCAATTGCCCATTCTTGAGCTTCTTTATCAGCAATAGTATTTAAACGGAATGATTTATCACCAAATGCCCATCTTCTTACCAATGCTTCTTTTTCTAATTTTTGTAATTTAACTTTTGATTTATTTACAAAATTTTCCCACCATGCTTGATGATATTCGGAAACACCATCATTATTGGATAACCCAAATTCAGATTGTAATTTTTGTAATTTACTTAAATATTTATTTTGTTTTGCACTCAAATCTTCATTTTTAGGAAGTTGTGTGACAGGAGGTCCTTGAATTGTATACTTTGATTGAACATCGGCATTCACCTGCTTAATCATTCCTGCTAATTTAGTTGCAGCTGATTGGTCAGCACCTACCGCACTTCCTTTTTCATCATAACAAGTTGTGTTATGGAATACTAAAAGAGCCTGTCCATACGGAATAACATTTACCGAAGTTGGCCAAATTACTTCCAAATTCATAAAACACTGACCTTCGTTAAATATTTTCTTTCGTTGTGGTTCTGAAAGAGATTGAACTGCTGCTGATAAATCTTTCATTGCAAAGTTATAAGCATCGGTTAATCCACCTCTGCCACCAAATTTAGATGCAACATCTTCAATTCCCATTGCGTTTGCTCCTGCATTTGCCAAATGTCCTTTGTTTCTTGCTGCAATTAATCTACCATTTTTCCAACTGATTGCCAATGCCTGTCCATCGGTTTTTTCTCTTGTCAATTCCAATTCACCAGTTAATGCACCAGTTATTATGTTTTTTAAATCACCAAAAGTTAAATCCATATCATCAAATGGGTGAGACATGTGCCCGTATGCACCACCTTCAGTTAAAAGAGATTCATTTACTAATCCTGTTTTTGAAAAATCACCTTTAATAGTACCACTTTTATTTACTGAATAAACACGAACACCAGCTTTTTGAATTTCGTCTGCCACTTTTTCTACAACATCAGGAGATACTTTATAAAAACGAAGGAAATTATTACCATCATAACTATATCCATTATTTACAATATTATGAAATCCTCTTACAGAAGTAGATGTAGTTTTCATTGCATTTACACCATGCTTTTTCAAAATAGCATTTACCACCTTTTTTACAGGATTCATTTCCGCTTCGTTTAACTTAACTCCTGCGTATTCTAATCTATACTCATAGTATTCTTTTTTAATATCATAAGGAACTTTTGAATTCTTTCTGAATATTTCATCTACCATCTTTCGAGTATCGTTTGATGATAGTTTCCATTTTACTTTATCTTTATCTAATGTAAAAAAAGTATTTAAAGTAAAATCTATTTTGGTCAACATCGGTTTCAAAATTTCATTTTTAAAAAATGAATAGTATTCTTTTCGTTGTGAACCATCTAAATAATTAAGAGCGAAATCGGAATCATACAATTCGTTTTCTAATGATTTTGCAATCATATCCAAAACATACTTTTTATCGTTGTTACCGAGATATTTTTCTTCACCACTGCCAATTACATATTTGTACTGATTACCCACCAAATCTTTTAATTTGAGTTCGTTTAATTTACCAGTATCGGTTTTGAAAAACGGACCT